AAGTTTCAAACGCGCCTGAGCAAGGGTCTTAGGTGATAGAAAGCTAATATATCCTTGCAAGTGTTTAGTCCCTGTTGTAGGCGCGGTTTCTTCAGCATAGGCTACATATTTAGCGACAAGACAAGTAACTAGATTTTCTAAGTAACTTTTAGATTGAGTGGAAAAATTATTCCAAGTGAATACAAAATTTCGATTTTTAGACATAATTTTTCCGAGGAACAGGAACAGAAGGTCCAGGTAATAATATTGCTGGACCTTCTGTTCTTATACCATTGTGGCGCTTCATGATTACGTAAGCTTGATTACGTAAGCGCAGCGCAGGGGCGTTCCCCCCCTTGCAACCCCCCCTAACTACAAACTATCCCGTGGTTTGCTAGTGGTTGATGTAGGGCATGGCATTTGCCCCTGCTTCGGCTCCGAGCACTCGCCAGCAGGATCATGCCAGCCAGTAATGGATTGTCCGAACAGTTCGGATAAAAAGATCCGTGATCACGGAGAAACTGCTTACGTAAGCAAGTTTCATGATTACGTAAGCGTATAGCGCCACATTTAGTATATAAAGAAGGCATTCCCCCACTTATTTTACTAAAAAATGACTACTGAAATTGATATGTTGGATATTATGAACAATCCGTTTATTGACTGGTCAAATCATGGGGTCGAACAACTACCAAATACTTGGGCAGCTGATGATATTGCCTGTGCTAAAGTGTATGCTAAAATTCGTAGAGAAATTGGAAAGGCTGAATTCAAACTTGCTCATCCTCCATTAATGTACAGTAATGAACAACGACTAGCTTGGAGCAATAGGTTACACGCTGAGATTCAATATTGGAAAAGTAGATTACATGATGCTTTTTATAATTAATAAAGGTTTATTTACAGTAATTGTTGTCCAGGTTCAGGATCCATATCAACATCACCGATAACAGTGGTATTAGGAACAGTACCATTCATTAGAACATTACCACGTCCAGTATAAGTAAGATCAAATCTATCAGTGGAATTCTTAAGAGGCTTAACAACAATCTTCCTAGTGACAACTACAGATATCTTACCGGGACCAATAGTAGGTCCATCATAAGTAGGGGTAGCAACAGCTTCCCGCAAATGAGAAGGGGCACCTTGTGTCTCAACAATACAAATAACACTTCCTTTAGGCATTGCTTGCGTGTCAATGAGGGACGTTTTAGACTGGAAACAATTATAGGTTTGATTAACAGTCATTCTATGAGAAGCACCATTCTGCAAAGTAAAGGTCTTAGTCTTCAATTTCTTCCAGTTTTTAGTAACTTGAGTACGAGACAATAAATTAGTATAAGGTTGACTAACGCAATTAGGATAGATAACAGGACTGCCAACACTTTGAGATATTAACTGCTCGGAACCAGAATTCAAAGGCGCAGCAACTCCGCCAGGATACGTCATAATAAATTGATATGGAGTGGCATCAGTTGATTGGTCGAAATCAATCCAAGGCTGATCACTCATATCTGTCAAACTTTTAAACCAATGAACTTTAACATAACAAGGTAGCGTAGTGTGATTCAAAAAATCAAAATAAGTAGTACCATGGGACATACCAACCCAATCATTAACAGTAGGAGAAAGAGGAAAACCTACTAAACCGCCACCAGTAATAAGTTGATTAGGATTAAAATCAAAGGCGGGTTTGTAAAAAGCTCCCCATCGAACAAATTGAGTATCAGGAGTGACAGTATTGTACTGCTCTTTAGTGCCAACAGCGTGAATAGTTGTAAATTTAGAAGTATTGGAAACCCATTCGATTTCCAAACCATATTGATCTCGATAAGTAATACCTTGCTTTAAAACTCTCTTCAATGGAGGATTACCGGAATGGACAGTAACCCAAGATTCAGAGGATGTACCAATACCTCCATAAGATTCATCATGAAAAGCTTTAGACGCGAAAACATTATTGATAGGAGGCATTCTTTTAAATCTTTTGGTAAAGGAATTATATGCCTCGCCGGCCAAATAACCCCAATGGGCATGGCGAACTGGGATTGTAAAACCGTCAAAACTGACAGAACTATAACGTCTACGATTCATAATATATTAGGGTAAAGTACTATCTTCTACGGTAACTACGCATTGGGAGCCGGCGACGCATTTGTACACGTGAACGCCGGCGAACGTAAGTAGGACGGCGTGCAACAGGGCGAGCCCGGCGATAAGAAGTTCTTCGGACATAAGGCATTTATTAATTAATTTAGTTAAAGTCGATAATCTGATCTTGCGTCAATTTCTCCACTTGAGTAAACCTTCGCTCGAGAGGTTCAACAGTCTGAGGATCTGACCAGATTTCGTCAATCCTATAGTTGCTGGTAACCAATACATATTTTGGGCGGATGTAAACCATTGATCCTTTAATAGAAGCTTGCATAGGCCATCTATCAGCGAGGCGTTTAAGGACTCCGCCCCATTTAACTTGATACTTATCAATATCTTCAAGATATATCGCATTCTCGCCCCCATATCCGTCAAACCATTTGAGATCATCCATACATTTCTTATAACAATTAGGAAACGCTGTTTCGACAGAGTGACTCTTCCCAGTTCCGGTAGAACCATAGATCCATATACAAATGGGTTCGCAAGGGAGAGGTTTCGGAGCATAATCGGACTTAATTCGCTTAAGGGTAGAGTAGCATCTAATAAAGATGTCGGCGTCAATTTCATCTAATTTTCCTTCTTTGGCTAAGTCCCTAGAGCGTTGCCATCGTAGTTTTTCAGCTCTCCCTTTGTTGTCGTTGCTAATGGGTTTCTCCCCATGCTCTGTAAGAGTACCAGCTTTAGAACAGTAATCAGCATTCTGCGCAATAGATCCTAGCATAGTCTCAACATGGCAACCGACAAGTTTCAAACGCGCCTGAGCAAGGGTCTTAGGTGATAGAAAGCTAATATATCCTTGCAAGTGTTTAGTCCCTGTTGTAGGCGCGGTTTCTTCAGCATAGGCTACATATTTAGCGACAAGA